GTTAAGGTCTTGTGGGTCTACTTTATAAGCATCTACATCAGAATAAACTTCTGACTTTAGACACTCTACAAGTGACTCTAGATTTTTGATAATTAACTTGAGCTTTTCTTTGTCCATCCTCTTCAACCCTGACAGAGTTATTATATACAAAAAAAGCAGGGTTGTCAACCCTGCTAAGTGTATGTGACTAACTTAGAATCCTCCTACAAATTCTTTTACATGTCGCCTGGTCATCATCACATTCTACAAGACAGTTGTAATAATCATTTAGTCTGTCAGATTCTTCTATTGAAATGTCTAAAGTGTTGTTTAATCGTTCTACACTTTGTTTCCAACCTGCTAATTGATTATATGAAATTAAATTGTGCATACTTTCCCTCAATACAATGAGAAAACAATAACAAAGTAACAAAAGGAGGTTTAGTTACATAATTTTGTCCTCTACCATAATTCTACTATATCTATAAGAGTTTATGTATCGTAATGTACATTTGTTTCTTTTTTACATAAGTACAAAAAAAGAGGGTCATCAAGACCCTCTGATTCATTTGTGCAGAAGAATAATTTCTGCGTATAAGATGCCAAGAAATATTACGCAACCTATGGACGTGAGTCCAGATATCTGTAAAGCGTTCATGGCGATCACTTATTATAAGTGCGACCACGATAGCAGAAGGTGCCGTGAGTTTCCCCTACTCCTTCCTTGCACTGATAGTCAATGCCTCTATATGAGGTATGGGCAATCTGTGCATCATGCAGACGTGATGCCTTCTCAATTTGGTTTTTGATGATAGTAAGTGTGTTCATTTTAATACTCCTAAAAGAATGGAAATTAACCTTCTCTGCTTATGCAGGATCCGTTTCCCCGTTCCTTCAGTCGTTTGCGTCTCTTGAAATACAAGAATTTCCATACTTTGCAAAAAGACCCATCGCAATGAGAGTCTTTTCTTTGCTAGATAAGTTTGGATCTTCTTTCACAACAGCAAATACTTCCTTAACATCATCACAAGACATTGCAAGTGAAGATGTAGGTAATAAAAGCAATGAAAATAGTAAAAGATATTTCATGAGATGAACGGTCCGTTCCGCGACTTACTTGCGTCCTGTGGAGTCATAAGACACCACTTGGATGAACGACAGGTCTAGTATAGACCATCAATTATATTTAGTCAAGTGCCTCAGCAAAACATCCCATTATCACTCATATACTTGAGAGTTTCTTTTAGTGACCCTCTATGGTCTAAACCAATAGAAACCTGAGGGTACTCTGCCTCTGGACCAAACTCTGCTTTGAATTGTTTATCAGTAAAGTCAACATCAAGCAAATACTCTCTTACATCTTGACCACATGCTTCAAGAACCATAACTGCTCTTTCACATTCTTGACTACCATTTCCATAAACTAATGCCTGTATCATTTTTGTTTGTGGTTATACTCAATTACAATTTTTTTATGCTCGGTATTTTTATCACAGCAAGTGTAATATCTTGCTGTTCCATCTAAAAGTTGTTCAATATTCTTTACAAGGTTATCAGCAATCACCCTGTTAGTTTCTTCAGTCATGCTGCCTCCATTGCTTCCATTCGTCAATCTCTTCCTGAGTTGGAACTCTGATTGTGACACGTGTGCCATCTCTTTCAAATTCCTTATTCATCTCTATGAAAGTTTCAGGAGTAATCTTAATCTCTTTGTAACCAGTCTTCTGGACCGTCTCGTTTGAACCATTCGTTGATGTCATCTGCGCCTTCAAATTGTGTTTTGTGATTGGATGGGTCTGGGTCACCTAAACCCATCCTATTCATAAAATCATCCATACTACCTTCTTCAATATCCTGAGCAGATTGACGACGTGCTTGGTTTAACCAATCTCTAGCAAGAGTATGTGCTTTAGCAAGTTTCTCCACCCAGATCATATCTTCCAGAGGCACCTGCTCTTTATTTGCAATGCATCTACAAATAGACTCTAATCGTAACCTATATTGAGTTGATAGCATTTTAATCCTTATCTAACTTCTTGATTTCAAATAAATTTGAGCGTTGACTTTTTTTAATCTTTTTGTAGTCTTTTATAATCTTATCAATTTCTTTTTGAGAAACACTCAGTTTTAGTTCATCTTCTTTTTCAAAGAATCCAATACCACTTTTCTGAGTATTCTCTTGAACATCAACATAGTCATTGATGACACCCTGAATCTCATCACGAATCAATTCATTGATTTGATCCCTAAGAATTTCATCCTTCATTTTTTCTTCTTATCTTTATCTTTTGATTTATACCCCCATAGTTTAGGATTGACTGTTCCATATCCAAAACCAATCTTCCTAACAGCACCAGGACCATACTTATCATAGTACATGTCAAAAAGACCTGAAGTCTTTTTGCAACGGGTAAGATCAATATACTCTATCCCATCCACAACATACCAAATAAGTCGGGCATCATTTGGAAATGATTTATCATTTGCTGCTTCAAGAGTGGTCTTCTCAAGAAGAATCTGACAACTATAATCAAAAGGATTCACTTGATTAGATTCTGATTCATCTCCTACCATTTCGCTTTCCTTCTCTACGGCAACAGTCATGAACGACCTCCCCATTGAATGTCAGGATATGCATCCTTAACAATGTCATAGGTTATTTTATATTTAGTTTGAAGTTTTTTATCCTTCACAAGGCAAAGAATTTTTGCCTCTTCTGGATGAAGACCCTCAAGCATTTGAATAAACATAGTTTCTCTACGAAGAGATGAAAGACTATCGTTGCCACCTTTTACAAAGTTGTAGAGATGCTTATATTCTTTACGCAGAGAAGTATGATCAGTTCCAACAGGAACTTCATTTTCCGTATAAGGAACATCTCCTGCAGGAACAACAGAGATTACTGTGTCATCAAAGTTCCAAATAAAGAGAGTTTTCAGAGCAGGATTAGCATACTCCTGTAAAACTTCTACCTTTTTTGCTTTAGATCTTTGCTTACCTGCAAATTCAAGAATCTCATGAACAAAAGGATTTGGTGGCAATTTTGGAGATTCTGCTTTAACTTTCAAAGTTTTCTTAATCGTCGTCTTCGTCGTCGAGTTCGTCATAACTGTTTTCAAATCGTACTGCTAAAATTTCATCTGGTAATACATTTCCGTTTTCATCAAACATCTCTGGGTGAGTGTAAACGGGTTGGGTGTTGTAAATATGTTCCTTTGCTAACCATCCTACTACACCACCTACAAAAAAGAACATGATTGAAACTAATGTTCCTATGGTTAATGTTACTGCTAACATTTTTCTGTCCTCCAGAGACTATTTCTTCCTGACATCCAGATAAAAGTTCAGGTGGAATACAATCTCTCTTCGGAAGAAAGAGACCATTTTACCAAACTTTATCTGAAAAGTTTTGGGCGGATCTGGTTTCTTCCTCCGATTCCGTAATAGTAACTCAACCCCACGATTTATGTGGGAATCATGATTATTTAGTTTTCTTTTTTCTTCCTGGTCTCCGATCACTACTATACCTCCATGCATCATCCAAGATGCTACTTAAATATATTTTGATTTTCCTTGCTTGTGGTTTTGAAATGTGTCCATAACCCTCACGCAATTGTTTATGAATAGAATCGTTTCCTCCTTCAAGATATTCTTCAAGATCTGCAGTAAGATCATTGATTTCATTTGCAGTTGTGCTTTCGATAAAAGAATCTATATCATGTTTTTTAATTTTGTTTGCTTTCAGATAGTCATAGAACCTTAAATTCATTTGACCAACAAAGGCATTATCAATAGCATGTTCAATAAGATCGTAAATATCGTTGAAGTTTTGCTCCATTAGACCAGGTTTTGTTCTCTTAGATACTTAACAGTTTCAGTACATCCACCAATCAAAGTATCGTCTTTAACCACTCTTGGGAAAGTAGATCCTTGCCCAAATCTTTCATAAAACTCTTCACGGGTGAAGTCCCTGTTAAGTTTATATATTACATGTTTGATTTCAGCAAGGTCTAATACTTGTTGAATCTTATCACAATAGGGACAACCATCCCTTGAATATACTGTAAAAATCATTTGCCTACTACTTCCTTCCAATCTTTATCAAAAATTTCTAAACCTTTATCAGTCAGGATATGGTCATACATTTGGTCAAATACTTTGGGGGGCATAGTGCAAATCTGAGCACCATTATACCATGACCTAACAGCACGCTGGACACTACGAATAGATGCAGAAAGAACCTGAGTCCTAACTCCATGAATTTGATACAGTTCAGAGATGCTCTTTACAACCTCCAGACCTGCCACTGACTGATCATCCAACCTACCTACAAAGGGTGAGACATATGTTGCCCCTGCCTTTGCTGCAAGCACTGCCTGAGCAGCACAGAAGATGAGTGTGACATTCGTATTGATATTCTCATCAGAGAGTTCTTTACATACAGTCAGACCATCTCTGGTCATAGGAAGTTTGATAGTGGCAACATCACCAAACTTATCATGAAGTTTACGTCCTTCATGATACATCTCACCAGCACTACCAACAACCTCCATACTAATATCACGAACACCAATATCCTTGATGTCCTGGTAGACATCCATAGGATCTCTACCACTCTTCATAATCAAAGTAGGATTGGTAGTGACACCATCTACCAATCCTGTCTTAAAATATTCAGCAATAATATCTGTGTCAGCAGTGTCGAGAAAAATCTTCATGTAATTGTGTGTATACTTCATTCTACGTGAATCGTTCCAATCATACCAGCACCTTTATGGGGAGCACACCAATAAGTATAGTCACCTGCTTCTGAAAAAGCAATCTCAAAGTCTTCACCTGGTAACATAGCAAGTCCTTCATGTGAAATCTCTGGATGGTCTTCAACAATCACGTTGTGTGGAGGTAACATATTATTCACAAAGTGAACTGACTCTCCAACAGAAATTGTAACATCTGCTGGGTCAAAAATCAAGTTTCCATTTGATCCCATCTGTACATCTACAGCCCATGCCGGTGCAGCAAGAAAAATTGTAGTCAAAAGTGCTAAAAAGAACTTCATCTGATTCAATGCAACTTTTTTATATAGTAATAAAAAAGCACCCCTGTAAAGGAGTGCTGTGACGATTGTGGAAGTGGTTTAGTCTTCTATAAATTTATCAAGTGGTGCAAATTCCAAAATTCTTCTTCTTGCAGTTTCACAATAAAATTCACTCATATCAATACCAATATATTTTCTGCCAAATTTATTTGCAATATAAGTAGTAGTTCCTGCTCCATTAAAAGGATCAAGAACTACATCACCCTTGTAAGAAAATAATTTCAAACAACGTTCCACAAGTTCTTCTGGAAACATTGCTGGGTGTCCATAGTCTTTCATCTTAGTCTCTGGTGCCATAGACCAGTGACCATTGACATACTTGATAAATTCATCTTTAGTAATGTCAATGTCTTCTTTGTTGCCAGGATGCTTGAGAGTATCTTTACTAAAGACTTCAATAAACTCAAACGGGTAAGACAAGTATGGACATGATGGTGACTTCCAACTACCCCATGCTGTGAGCTTTCTAAGGTTATTCTTTAACCAAATAATCTCTCCTCTCCAGATCATACCTTCGCTGATCATTCTTTGAGTGATCTTGTGATGAGTAGGAAAGTATTGTTTGTAGTTGGGTTGGATGTTGATGATGAGTCTGCCGCCAGACTTTAGCACACGCTTACACTCAACAAAGACTGCAAGAATTTGCTCAAGATATTCATCAGCATCACCATCATCATCATGAGTATCATACTCCATACCATAGTTGTATGGGGGTGAAGTCAAGACAATATCAACAGACTCATCATCAATTTCTTTCAATGCAATGAGAGAATCTGAACAGATGATTTCATTCATACAATCTCAACTCCTTTAGATCCATCGGTGTAGTAGATAATGCGATAAGGAATAGTTTCCTTGCCAGCATTGATAGTCTTTTTGTAACTATTAGGTTTGATTGACACTGGTTCGTCACCAATGAAACCATCAATACCTTTTGCTTCTTCCTCTACGTTAGCAAGACGATAGGACTGACCACCAGCACACAATTTTAGCACGTCAAGTTGAATTTGCAAACCTGAGTGAGTCTTGTTGATGATAAGATCTTTAGTCCATGCACGAACATCTTCTTTATTGAGTTCGTTTAGGTTCTCTCTCATAGCGAGAACATACTTCCAGATCTTATCTGCTGCAGCATCAATTTTGTCATCACCATCATAGAACTTCTCCCAGTCATCGACTTCATGACTGTCACATTCATCTCTAAACTGCTGAATCAGTTCACTCATCTGACCCACATGTTTAGGTCTGGTTGCTTGCGAAAAAGTGTTAGCAAGGTTAATGACGGATCCAATGTATTTGAGAAGTGCCATAGACTGGTTTGATTGAATAAACCTATTATAGACGTATTCAATCAAACCTACGAAGTAGAGTGTACCAGTATTTAAGGTGTCATTCTGCTTCTTGAGTTTTACCCTTCTTACCAATATTATATTTCTGCTCCAGAACCCAGTCTGCCTTATCCTTGTATGCCAAGACTTTGATC